CATGCTGGTGGTACTCATGTCCGCATGAGTCCCACCAGCATGATGATGATCCACAATCCCTTCACCGCAGCCATGGGTGATTACGATGAAATGCGGAAAGCTATCCAGCTGCTGGACGAGGTGAAAGAGAGCATCATCAACGCCTACCAGATCAAGACTGGTCAGTCCCGTACCAAACTGAGCCATCTCATGGACAGCGAAACGTGGATGAACGCCTGGAAAGCCAAGGAACTCGGTTTCTGTGACGAGGTCATGTTCGCCGAGGGCGATGCGCAGCCTGACACCCAAAACGTGTCGGGCTTTTCTTTTGCCCGGAAGACGGCAGCGGCCTGTCTCATGAACCGCGTGATGGCTTCCGTTCCCAAGCCTGAGCCTGAAAAGGCTCCGGTCGACGAAAACCGTGTACCTGCTGCGGAAGCGGAAGCCCGCCTGCAGCGCACCAAGTACCTTTGAGGAGGATGATCATTATGAATGAACTCATGAACCTGCGCGACAAGCGCGTACAGACCTGGAACGCCGCCAAGGCTTTTCTGGAAAGCCATCGAGGCACGGACGGCACCCTGTCCGCAGAGGACGATGCCATCTTCAACAAGATGATGGATGAAGTGGACAAGCTCGGCAAGGAGGTCGTGCGGCTGGAGAAGCTGGAAGCCCTCGATGTGGAGATGTCCAAGGCTACCAGCAAGCCGCTGGCCTCCGCGCCTGTCACCCGGCTGGACGAGGAACCCGTCAGCAAGACCGGTCGCGGCACCAAGGATTACAACACCAGCTTCTGGAAGGTCATGCGGAACAAGTCCGTTCCCCATGAAGTGCTGAATGCCCTGCATGTCGGCACCGACACTGAGGGCGGCTATCTCGTCCCTGACGAGTATGAACGCACCCTGATCGAAGCGCTGGAAGAGCAGAACATCTTCCGTCAGCTGGCCCATGTGATCCACACCTCTTCCGGCGAACGGAAGATCCCCGTGGTCGCGTCCAAGGGCACCGCCAGCTGGATCGATGAGGAAGCCGCCTATCCCGAGAGTGACGACACCTTCGGTCAGGTTTCCATCGGCGCGTACAAGCTGGCGACCATGATCAAGATCAGCGAGGAGCTCCTGAACGACTCCGTCTTCGACATGCCCAGCTATATCGCTAAGGAGTTTGCCCGCCGGATCGGTGCTGCCGAGGAGGAAGCCTTCTTCACCGGGAACGGCACCGGACGTCCTCTGGGCATCCTGGCCGCGACGGGCGGTGCCGGGGTTGGCGTGACTGCTGCGAAAGCGGATGCCGTGACCTTCGATGAGGTGATGGATCTGTTCTACAGCCTGCGGGCTCCCTACCGCCGCAACTCCGTGTTCATCATGAACGACAGCACCGTCAAGGCGCTGCGGAAGCTGAAGGACGGCCAGGGCCAGTACCTGTGGCAGCCCGCTGTCACCGCCGCGACTCCGGATACCATCCTGAACCGCCCGGTGTACACCTCTACCTTCATGCCCACCCTGGCGACCGGGAACAAGACCATCCTGTTCGGCGACCTGGGCTACTACTGGGTGGCTGATCGTGAAGGCCGCTCCTTCAAGCGCCTGAACGAGCTCTATGCTCCCACGGGCCAGGTTGGCTTCCTTGCTTCCCAGCGTGTCGACGGCAAGCTGATCCTGCCGGAGGCCGTGAAGGTGCTCCAGCAGGCGTAAGCCGTGATCCAGGGAGCCGTCTGATGCCGGGCGGCTCCCTTTGATAAGGAGGAATGACGTATGGCGAACACTTACAACACCAAGAACTACTTTGCTCACGGCGGCGAGCAGCTGGTGATCGGCGGCAAGCTGACCTTTCTGGACGGCGCGGAGGTCGAGAATTTTCCCGGCAGCGCCAGCGGAAACGCGGCTTCGGGCACCGCTCCTTATGTGGCTGACAGCGAGGCGACCACCGTAGCCAACCTGAAGAATGACTTCAACGCCCTGCTGGCCGCGCTGCGCACCGCCGGAGTGCTGTCCGCGACCGCGCCTGCCGCGACGGAACCTGAAACCACTGACCCTGAAACGCCTGCCGAGGGAACTGAGGGCGGTGGTTCCTGATGATCGTCACGGTCGATGAGGTCAAAACCCATCTGCGCATCCAGCACGATGAGGAGGACGACTACATCGAAAGCCTGATCAAGCAGGCGCAGACCGCCGCCGAGGATTACTGCCGGGTTTCCTTTGAGGAACCTGACGAGGATGGAAATGTACCGGAAACACCGGAACCCGTCCGTCTGGCGGTCATCCTCATGACCAGCTTCTACTATGAAAACCGGGACATCCCGGACATGACCACCTACAAGGCTACCCGGATGGCCTTCGACAGTCTGCTGTATCCGTACCGCGATCCGGAAAAGATGTTCTGAGGAGGCGATAACCTGTGCGCGGTTATAAAAACTTCGACAGCGATCCGCATCCCGGAGACCTGCGTCACATGATCGAGATCGGATACACCGAGAACCAGATCAATGAAAATGGCTATCCGGAACCTACGGATGTGGTGGTATGCCGCGTATGGGCAGCTGTGACGGACGCCGGAAACCAGCACTACCGCAGCGCCGACGTCATGAACACCGAGGCCGTCATCAACTTCACCATCCGGTACCGGGAGGACATCAAGCCCGGCATGTGGGTGCGCTTTCAGGGAGATAAATGGAACATCTCCACTCTGGGCGAGTACAGCTTCAAGCGCACCTATCTGGGCCTGAAGGCTTCCATTGCCAAGGGGGTGAGCGGATGAAGCAGGTCAACGCGGCGCTCAAGGATATCGGCATCCCGGTTTACGCAGGCGTCTGGCGGGCCACTTCGCCCAACCAGAATCCGCCCGTGCAGTATTGCGTCTATTCCACGACCACCACGGAAGCCAGCCATCATGACGATCATGTGACCAGCCTGCGCACCTATGTGTACCTGAACCTGTGGAGCGACATCGATCCGACCGACATGGCGGATACGATCCGGCAGGCCATGTACGCCTATGGTTTCTCCATGGTGGAGGAATCCGACAAGGGCTACAACCAGCCTGCCTACGACACGGCTACCCGGCAGTACACGGTGCAGTGGACATGGTGCTGGAGGGAGGATGTGGACTATGGCAATTGAACTGAGGGGCTTTGACGATCTCCAGAACGACATGGTCAACATGGCCTACGCGCTGGATCAGGGGCCGGGCGTAAACCGTGCTCTGAAGGCGGGCGCTGTGCCCATCGAGGAGCAGATGCTCCACAATGCCAGCACCGACCCGAAGATCATCACGGATGCCCTGCACTCGTCCATCCATACTGGCAAGGTCAAGCAAAAGCGCGGAGGCGGCAAGCAGATCACCATCGGTGTCCACCACAGCGAGAACGGCGCGTATTATGCCAACCCTGTGGAGTTTGGGCACGGCGGGCCTGCTCCAGCCCCCGCGCATCCTTTTGTGCGGCCCGCCTTTGACACCCGGGCCGATGAGGCCTTTTCCGAAATCAAGCGCGTCCTGCGGGACGAGCTCAAGAACCGATGAATTGGAGGTAAATCATTATGGCTAATACTCCTGCGGCTTCTCCGACCGTTTCTTCTACGGTCGGCCTGAAGAACATGGTGATCGCCCCGCTGACGGTCGACACCGAGGAAACCCTGACCTATGGCGATCTGCAGCTGGTGGCTGGCGCGATTGAAGCCAGCATCACCCCTGAGAACGCCGACCCGGACATCCAGTATGCCGACGACATCGAATTCGATGTGCTGTATCCCGATCCTGAGCTCACCTTCACCACGAAGATGGCGGATATTCCGCTGGCTATCCAGGAACAGATCTTCGGCAACAAGATCGATGACAACGGTGTCCTGATCCGCTCTTCCACGGACAAGCCCCCGTACTTCGCCGTGGGCTTCAAGAGCGAAAAGTCCAACCACAAGTTCCGCTATGTGTGGCTGTACAAGGTGCGGGCCAAGCCCCTGACCGAGAACTACGCCACCAAGGAAGGTACCACCATCACCCGTCAGACGGGCGATGTGGAATGGACTGCCATCAAGCGCACCCATGACGGGCGCTACCAGGCGGTCGCCGACGAGGGCGAGAACGGCTTCACGGCTGAGAAGGGTGAAACCTTCCTGCAGTCCGTGTATACGCCCGTGATCACGCCCACCCCGTAATCATCACCCGCTGCCGCATGGCCATGACGCTGTGCGGCAGCTACTTTTGAAGTTTTGGAGGTATGAATATGATCACCTGTACGCTTGGAGAAAAGAAATACACTGTGGACTTCGTCTCCGGCAGGGCTCTGCGCGAAATGGAGCCCGCTTCCAAAATGTACGGCAGGCTGGTGCGCCTGTCCCAGGATGCGACTGAGGGCAAGGATGTCTCCCAGGAGCAGCTGACCGTGACCGATGCCCTGGACACCATGGTGAAATGGTTCTGCATCCTGTTCAACAACCAGTTCACACCGGACGAGGTCTATGACAACTATCCCGCAGACCGCCTGATGCATGACATCGCGCTGGCGCTGATGGCCACCCAGACCCAGACCACGGAGGTGCTGGACACTTTCCCTACGATTCCGGCGGTGCAGGAAGCGGAACAGATTCTGGCGGAGGCGGAGAATCCGGAAGTGACGATCCCGCAGGAAGCCTGACCCTGCCGGAATACATCTACGCCACCTACAACGAACTGATGAAGAACGGCTGGCGCATGAAGGAAATTGACGAAATGGACATGCTGGGCTTCCTGCGTCTGCGGGCATGGGACGCCACACGGGAGCAGGAAAAGAAAAGGCCCCGGCAGCGCTTCATTGATGAAGTCTGGCCGGGGGTAAAGCCGTGATTATTCGATGCTATTGAGACCGTCATACAAATCATTGAATGATTTCATTCTCTGGCATCTTCCATAAGAGAAATCCTTGTTATCGCCAAATTCGAGCAAAAAACATTTTGCCAGTTCTTCTACAGTTTGCTCCAAAGCATTATAGAACTGACGATATGCAAAATCCTGTGCGGGTGATTCTTCTGGGAATGTACTCAATATCAGCGATTCAGTCACCTGATCAAGTGGGTACATCTTGATATGCATTAGCTCGTGAATGATGACTTCTTCTATGTTTTCCTGCTTGGGATTGACTGCATTCAGCATGAGGATGGCTTTTCTGTCATCACAATCGATCTTGAAATCACCTGTTTTAGGCCATGAAGGATCGTCGACAAATTCGAGCCGAACATCCCATGAAGGGGTGAGCCGCAGCTTTTTGCAATACTTATCAAACAAGGACTGAGCTAAGGTTTTATCCATTGTCGCATCCTCCATGAGCCAACGAAATTGCCCTACAGGGCATTTCCATTATATGCTAACCTCCTCCAAACCACAATGGAAAAGTAGGTGAACTTTATGGCCGAAACCCTGCGCGAACTGGTGGTCGCGCTGTCGCTGGATTCCAGCAATTTCTCGCGCAATATGCGCACCATCAACCAGCAAATCAAGGAAGCCGAGTCTACCTTCCGTCTGGCCGGGGCTGGTGTACAGAACTACGAAAAGACCATCGCAGGCACGGAAGCCAAGCTGTCCATGCTGGGACAGAAGCTCACCCAGCAGCAGCGGGCCGTGGAACAGTACAGTCGGGCGCTGGTGGCAGCGAACGATAAGCTGAAGGAAAACTACGACCGGCATCAGGACTACACCCAGCGGCTGGAGCAGGCAAAGGCCCGGCAGGAAGACCTGCGCTTCGAGGTGGAAGCGGCTACCTACGCCTATGAGAATTATCGCGATTCCCTGGGCGAAACGGACTCCGCCACCATTGCCGCCAAGCAGAATCTGGAGCGGTACCAGGAAGAATATGCGGATGCCACCGCCGAGGTCACCAAGCTGGAGGGTCAGGTCAAGGCTCTGCAGAAAACCATGCAGAACAGAGCGGACGCTGTCAGCAAGGCCACCACCGACCTGAACAACGCCAAAGCCGCTGTGAAGGACACGGAAGCGGAAATCCGCAGGCTGACGGAGCAGCTGTACCGGATGCAGTCCGCATGGACGCAGGCAGGTGAATCCCTGACCGCCATCTCCAAGAAGTGCGAAACGATCTCGAAGGCCATGACCAAGGCCGGGAAATCCCTCACGACCCATGTCACGGCTCCCATCACGGCGCTTGGCACTGCTGCTGTGAAGGCCAGCATCGACTATGAATATGCCTTTGCCGACGTCCGGAAGACCGTGGACGCCACCGAAGATGAATATAACGCCCTGTCCGATTCCGTGAAGAAGATGAGCACGGAGGTTGCCGCTTCTGCTGAAGAGATCGCGGAGGTCATGTCCATTGCAGGACAGCTGGGCATTGAGAATGAGCACCTGGCTGAGTTCACCCGCACCATGATCGACCTGGGTAACAGCACCAACCTGGTGGCTGCGGATGCCGCCAGTGAAGCGGCCCGGTTTGCCAATATCATGGGCATGAGCCAGGGGCAGTTCCAGAATCTCGGCTCCGCGCTGGTAGATCTGGGCAACAACTACGCTACCACAGAATCCGAAATCCTGGCCATGTCCATGCGCCTTGCTGGCGCGGGCAAGCAGGTCGGTTTGTCGGAAGCGCAGATTCTGGGCTTTGCTACGGCGCTTTCCTCTGTCGGCATTGAAGCCCAGATGGGCGGCTCCGCTTTCTCCAAAGCACTGGTGAAAATGGAAGTCGCGTCTGCGACGGGCGGCGATGCCCTGGAGGACTTTGCGAAGGTCTCCGGCATGACAGCCAAGCAGTTCAAAGCCCTGTGGGACAGCGATCCCGCAGCGGCCTTCCAGTCCTTCATCGTCGGCCTATCCAAAATGGATGAGGAAGGCGAAAGCGCAATCGCCACTTTGGAAGAAATCGGCATCAAGGAAGTCCGCCTGCGTGACACCCTGCTGCGCTCCACCAACGCGACTGAGCTTTTCTCCCGCGCACAGGAGACCGCCAACAGGGCATGGAGAGAGAATGCCGCCCTGACCAATGAAGCCAACAAGCGGTATGCCACCACCAAATCCCGCCTGACCAATCTGAAGAACACAGCGCTCATGTTCGCCCGTCAGATTGGCGATGACCTGAATCCGACCATCCAGCAGATCATCGACAAGGCCAACGCCCTGCTGCAGAAGTTCCTCTCTCTGGACAAGACCCAGCGGGAATCCATCGTGAAATGGGCCGCGTTTGCCGCCGCTGTCGGCCCCGTCGTGCTGGTTTTGGGCAAGGTCGTGGGTGCGGTCGGTACCGTCACCGGAGCCCTGGGAAAGGCCTTCACGGCCATCGGCAAGTTCTCCGCTTCCGTCTCCATGGCGGGCGGCGGGATCGGAGGACTGGTAAAGGTACTGGCTTCCTCCAAAGTGGCCATGGTCGCTCTTGCCGCAGCGCTGGTGTACGGCGCAGTGAAGCTGGTGGACGTCGCGTCCGGAGCGAAAGCCGCCCGTGAAGCGCTGGAAGGCATGGCGAAAACCGCCAAGTCCTGGAAAGAAACCGCCGCCGAAACCTTCTACGGCAGCAGCCAGGGCCTGTCCTTCTTCGGCATGAGCAAAGACGACTTCAAGCGGGCCACCGGGAACAGCCGCGAATGGCTGAACGGACTGCTGGACGTCTGGTCGGACGGCAAGAAGGAAACCAACGAGATCGTTTCGGAATGGACGGACTCCTTCAAGAGCCTGACCGCCAGCACTCGTGAGGAGCTCACCAGCCTGAAGGAAACTGCCGACCAGGCAGGCTATTCTTCCGTTTCAGCACAGCTGCAGGCTGACATCGACACTCTGGACTCCATGGACAAGGAAATCGCCCGACTGCTGAAAAAGAAGCAGAACAGGAAGCTGTCGGAGCGCGATAAAGTCCGCCTGCAGGAGCTCATCGACACCCGCGAGGCCATCGAGGTCAAATACCACCTGTCCGCCGCCGACACGGACGGCTTCGACACTATCCGGAACAAGGTGGAAGCCGAAGTGGCTCGTGCGGAAGCCCGTGGGCAGGAAGTCAGCGCCACTGTGTATGAAAACGCCATGGTTGCCGCCGCCGAGGGCATGTCTGCTGTGAACAGTTCTCTGGACGAGCAGTACGACAAGGAATATGCCCTGATCCAGCTGATTGAGAACAGTGCGGAGCGTCAGCAGGCGCTGGATGCCCTGAACGCCAGGTACAACAGTGACCGCCGGGCTGCTGCCATGGAATACGCCCAGCTGATGGCCGACGTCGTGATGCCCGTCTGGCAGCAGAGTGACATCCAGGAAGCCAAGACACAGGTGGACGATCTGATGCAGCTGCTCCGGCAGTACAGCGCGGCTTCTACTGACGCTGAGAAGAAATCCTTCCTGCCGCAGCTGAACCAGCTGACCTCCAGCATGGACGAGGGAGCGTTGACGGAATATGTCGCGCTGCTGACCCAGATCCAGTCCCTGCTGGACAGCGGAATGTCGGAATCCGAGGTGCAGGCCATGTTCCCGGATATTGACTTCTCTTCCGCACTGGAGCAGCTGGCCGCGATCCAGACCTACCTGAATCAGAACAAATGGGATACCAACCTGACCAGCCTGAACGAGATGTTCGGTGAAGCTGTCGGCGAGGAAGTCCTGAAGATCACCACCGATCTGGACATGACCGGAGCGCAAGCCCGCTGGAATGAATGGGC